TACATCCCCTTCGGAACAGAGCGAGTAAGTAGGTATTGAATTGCGTACCGACTTCCGTCAATACTGTGATTCCAGTTATCCTGTGGAATACTGCCCTTTAGCTTCCAAGCATAATTATTGAACTCCTTAATTGTATTGATAGATTCTTTATCTACAATAATATCGTAGTCTTGCATTAGAGCGATTCCTGTCAATATACTGCCCTTCTTCTTTATCGTTGGCGTTATATTAAGTCCTTTAGTCTTCAGCTCACTTATCAGTCGAGGCTCACTGTTATCGCACACTATAAGCTGTTTTCCTGCGATTCTACGGCACATCTCGAATATGTTGGATGTGGACATACCTGCCTTGTAGAAGTGCTCTCTAATCCATATTATTTTGCGTGTCTTGTCTATTGCAATCTCAGTTAATACTGAAGGGTCTGTTGAGAAACCAAAGTCGAGTCCAAAGATTGCATCCTGATTATTATCGAACTCTCCAATACGCCAGTGAGTAAAGATAACTCCTTCAGCTCTATTTAGCCATCCACCTAATATCTGGTGCTTATATTTATCTGGTCTTCTGGTTCTCATATCCTCCACTTGCGATACAAATGATTCAGATAGATGTTTCTTATTATCTAAGTATGTGGTGTGTATATAATTCACATTCTCCTTCTCTCCGTTGTGTCCATCAGGAATACCTCTGTTCTGAAAGAACCTCTGATATATCCAGTGTTCTTTTGTAGTGGGGTTTAGAATTAATATACATCTGTTTTGTGTACCCATCGCTCTTACAGAGTAATCTATCTTATCAAACGATTCTTCATCTGTAAGCTCCTCCGCCTCATCTAATACAAACGTAGTAACACCCTGAATGGACTTTAGCTTTGCAGTTTGGTCTCCACTGGCTGTCTTGATACCACTGAAGAATATACTACTCCCTGTAAGATTGTTTATGATTTCAGTCTTTGTGACAGTAAAGTTACCACCAATACCCATAAGGTCTAACTTCTCCAGAAACTCTGGTATAATCGACATACTTGCTGAAGTCATCGTATATCGAGTAAAAAGTATCTTATGACCTCTTTCGTAAGTGAGTAATACTAAGAATGTATTTACAGCAAAAGACTTTCCGCTACCTCTCCCACCAGTACAGATGTGGTATCTGGATTGAGACTTAAATAACGAATGATACTTTGGATTAAGATTAACATTCTTCATTAGTCAGTGATAGGTATAACACTACAGAATGAGCACTGCTCCTCACACCTTTCCTTACCTATCTCATATTCAACACAATCGAATCCCTTCTTCTCGCTAAAGAACGGTGAATAATTATTCTTTATCTTCTTTGCCATCGTCTTGTATTTCAGCGTCAATATCAATAGTCTTCTCTTGGTCTAAGAATGATATAACAGGAATATTCACTTCCTGCTTTACATTCAAATCTTTTTGTTCTTTCGGTTTACCGTACTTGTACTCCCACAGAAGGCGTAAGTGTGGGAATGAATCTTTACTCATATTGGCGAGTGCTTCCCACGCTTTCTTCTCACTACCAAAGGCTCGCTTCATTGAACCAAGAGCGAAGTTCTTTATCTCTTCTTCTTTCGCTTTTGGCTTGCGCCCTTGACCTCTTGATATCCCTTTGACAGCTCCGTTGTTTCTACGCCCATCAGAATACTTCTGGTGCTCTTCTTTTACGATAGTGGGTTGGTTTGTTTTGGGCTCTGGCTTCTTTGGAGCTGGTTTAGGTTTAGCTTTCTCCTCTTCTTCTTTACGTTTCTTATCAGCTAACCACTTTTGTGTTTTAACACTTATAACTCCCTGTTTCTTAAACTCTTGCTCGTCAGACATACGCCACCTTTAATTAAAGTAACTACTTTTTCTCTTCAGTGTTTTCTTCTTTAGGGAGCTTCTCAATTACAGCTTGAATCATAATATACATTCTGGTGACTGCCTTTTCAAGTTGAGATATCCTTTGAGCCTGAGTTAGTTTCTTTTGTCTCATTGGTGTGATACTATATTAGAGTTATATAATACTGTCTGTTGATTACGAGGTTTTATCTCTTTCTTAGCAACCTCTGAAAGCATACGGAGCTTTTGAATTATCTGTTCAACCTTTACTTCAGGAACGCCATCAATAATATCAGATATCTCTTTATACTGCCTTATAATTCTTTTTTGCATATTTACTTTGGACTCAAGTATTTTATTCCTTAAATGTACATCTGCAATAACTTCATTCTGTAAGCTAATCTCTTTTGTATATTCACTCATAACGCAGTGGAATCTATTGCTCAACCAATCATCGTAAATAACCATATTATCAAACTGCTTAATGCTATGTAATATCGTGGCGTGATGCTTTCCAAACATCCTACCTATTGCAGTAACTGTATGTTTATGAAAGCTCTTGAGAACTTTATACATAATCATTCGTGCATATACAACTTCTCTATCTCTTGTTTCTTTCATTGGGTCTATCTTACAAATCTCTTGTGTAATCTCTCTTAATATATCAAAATCAGTATTCATCTAACTCTTTTTTAAATTGAATATAAGCATTGGATAACCCTTGACAAGCCTCATAATTCTCCTCATCCTTGAAGTGCTGTAGTAGATACTTTAACTCATCTACTTTCAGAACTCCCATTCTGAGTGATAAAAGAATGTCATCCTTATATTCTTCTATTAATAATTTATAATCGTCTTCAATCAAAGTGTGCCTCGAATAGTATAGTTATGCAATTCATTCATACCATTCTCTATCTCATCCGTATATACCTGAACTGCTCTCTCTACTAAACTTTCGCCTAAGTTATAAAATTCCTGCGAAACATCAAAGATTCCAATGTCATAAGTTTCTTTGTTTATCGCCAGATAATATATGTCTTTGTAATCTACATCGAATAACTTACTATATATATACGCTTGACACATATACTTATACTTCTTTGCGCTCCAGTGAAATTCATTCATATCACTACTTGTTGTCTTTAAATCAACCATACGCCCTGAACCTAAAGCATCTGCTTTACCTCTGAAGGGTTTACCAAACATCATATTCATTGACGGAACTTCTTTGTCAGTACCCTCTAATAATTCTCTGGCGTGTTTATTATCGTGAATCGCCTGAGCCATATACATAGCCAAGTCGTGTTCTTTGATTGTATAACTCTCAGAGTTCTCGCTAAGTGCCTCTTTAAATGCTTTGGTGTTTCTACTCTGCACATCTACAAAGTTTAGCTTATCGAACTTCTCTGGCTCTAAAACCGCCAAGTGAACGAGTCTCCCCTGCATAAGCGCAGGGGTGTCGCTCCGTTGTCTTAATGATTTTAAGTAAGCCTTTGGAGAATCCAAAAGTGTCTTTACCGAACTACTGCTAAGAGCGTACTTTCCTAAGTAACCATAGTAGAACTCATCACTATCCATCTCTTTGAGTATCTCATCGTATTGCCAGAACTTTCCATCCAGCGTCATTATTGTATGTTTCATATCCAATTGTGTGGGTGAAAGTGATTAAACACACCCCAAAGGGTTTTTCTTATTTCTTCCTTCCGTTGTTTATATTCATCTGTTTCCATATAAGCTCTCTCTTCTTGAGCCTGATAGTACTGACGTTCCATATCTTCATAGAACTTTCTCTTGTTTTCATCTTCAGCTTCCTGATGTTGTCTCTCAATAAACTTAAGAAACTCTTCTCCTGATTTTCCCATTATCGTATATATTTGATTGTGTATTTAATAAACTTCTCTATTAAGTTAAGGGCTGTCCTTAACGGTGTCTCTACTCCGTGATATATAACAAGGAGTATAGTTTCTAAGCAAAAGAACACAATGAGCGTTACAATCGCTACAGATACTCGTAAAAGATTAAGGGGGTGTAATATAATTCTCTTTATAATCATTCGTACTTGATTTGAGTACAAATATATAAAAGAATTACTTAATAAACAAAATTGTTAATTACTTTTTTGGATTGAACTGGTCTTTGAAGATTGTTTGACAGACACTATAACGCTGGTCTCTATCAGGAAACTCCTCTCCCATCTTGGCGTTTCCCATACATCTTTGAATGAAGTCTTTGTTTTTCTCGTATTTCTTTGGTCGTAGTAGTGGCATACTAAAATAACTTAGTATTGAATTGTTGTTTCATTATAGCCTTGTCTTCTGAAAGAAGGTAAACATCTTTATTTGTCTTTGCGCCATTCCACATAGTGTTCTTTGGACAAGACAAACTTTCTTTACTTAAATCATTTAATTCGTTTAGATAAAACATATAGCTGCCTTTAGGGTCGCTAACAAAGTATAGCTTTACAATATCCTTATCAAGAGACATAAGTTTATCATACTTAAATACCTCAATCATTTTAGTTTCGTAGTAAGTCTTTCTAAACTTCATTTCAACAACACATTTGTTTCCTTTAGACGTAGAACCTTCAGCATCCCAATTAGACATACCTTCACCAGTCCAGTTTAGATTCCAATCATACATAGTGTTCATATAGAAAACAAACGCCTTCTCTAAATTATGTATTCTATTTATGTTATTTCTCATACTCTTTGTATATCTTATATAACTTGTCGTGAACACTGCTTAGGAAACAGGGTGTACAATTTGTGGGTTTAGTGTTTTGATGGAGAACTCTGTTATATATGCGAAGTAACTCCTTTTGCTGTACCGAACTTATTGTACTTGGTTTATCAGTAAAGTACAAATCTAAATAGTTGTATTCATCTTCAGTTAAACATTCTGGTTTAGCGTAAGGAAAGATTTTATTGAGGTATTTTTTTCTCTCTTCACACCCACAATCCTCACCTAATATCCACTTAGCGACTTTAGCTACGCCTGTAGCTTTAAATACCTTTTCTACAGTATCACCTAATCCTTTACTCTTTTGTGCGCTTGTACTCTTCGTATGCGTCACTGAGTCTTTGTCTAATTTCTTTCTTTGCATTTGATAGCGTATTAAAAATTGAACTTAATGTTATTTTAGTCTCACTCGATATATCTCGCATTGACATATCAGTTCTATAATATAATTCAAACATCTTTCTGTCGTACCAATACCAAGTATCAATAACAGAATCAACATTGTTAAATACTTTTTCGAGGTGCTCTTTTTTAGTTATCTCCAGATACTTTGGTAACTCATACTCATTCACCATATAATCTTTTACCTCTTCTACAAAAGTTAGCTTCTCTCCCTTGAGGTTTGAGTAATACAAATTCCTAAGTGTTATGTAAACATAAAATGTGTTAATCTCATTCTTATTGTAGAGAATCTTTTTAGGCTCTTTAACATAGTCATAAATCCTAATGAACATCTCTTGAACAAGTTCGGAAGCCTCGTCATCACTGACTTTAAAGGACTTCGCCATATTCCACCAATCATCATACTTTTCAGCTAATTTATCTAATAGCTCGTTCTTTGTCATAATCTATAAGTAACAGGATTTGTTCCAACGAATTGCACACTGCATAACTTCCACGCCATTTCAGTGAGAAGTCTAATTCGTCTTTGGTTAGTCTCTGTTGACTTTTAGATTTGTTTCCGTCTTTTAGTTCAATAAGGTAATTTGAATTCATATAACCTACTATGATATCAGGCGCACCTTTACCAAGTTGGTGTGTATGTAAAACAGATATACCTCGCTTTCTCAATTCCTGTACTATTTCTTTTTGATTCGCATCTACTCTTGCTTTTTTACGCATCTTTTAGCATCAATATCATTAAAGGGTGTGTACCCATTAAAGTAATATCTCTGCTCCCTTACGTTGAAGTTTATGCCAGTAACGTCTTGTGGAATACCAACTAACTTCTGTTTCTTTATCTTTTGTGTTCCAAATATAACACTTGTATCTGAGAAATCCAAAGCCCTGTTCGGTCTCCATACATACGCCACGTTATCAGCTTTGTCAGCAAACGTACCGCCACCCTTTATCTTATTGACATCAGGCTTATAATATCTGCCATCCTCAGTTTTTTGTGGCGTTACTTGATGCGCCACTAAATTCACACTAATATCGTTTTCTATTGCAAATCTCTTTAGTTCAGACATAAATCTACTGATGTATAAGTCTTCTCTCTCGCCAGAAAACATCTTATGCTGGACTGTATTGTAGGGGTCAATGATTAGCGACCTAATTCCTTTTTGACGAACTAAGAACTTAGCACGCTCAAATATATTGTCAAGTGTAAAGAACTTCTTAGGATATATAACAAAGAAGTGTTTCTTTACAAATTCAATACCCTCTTTATATTCTTCTTCAGTCATCTGGTGTGAGTAGTATGGGTCAGCACTTTTACCTATGTACATTTCTATAATATCATTGAAGAAGTCTCGCATAGGCATATTCTCTGGCGTAAAGATTCCAAACTTCCAACCATCCCAATAAGCCTTAATCGCAGCAAGCTGATTAAGAAACAAACTCTTTCCCTCATTCTGATATCCTGTCCAAATGGTAATCTCTTGTTTTCTCCAAGTCCACGCCTCATCTACAGTAGGAATGTAAGTAGTTGTTCCCCTTTCTTGTCCATTGTGAAATCCATCTAACATAGACTCCATAACGTCTGTTACTTCAAATACGCCCTCTAATTTAGGGTCTTGAGCCGTTTTAAAGCGATTTCTGAGACTTTCTGCGCCCTCCTTTAGTAGTACCTCATTAGCATCTTTAAATGGTCTTAAATCAACTATTTTACATTTATCTGCACCAACTCTTCTAAGTAGTTCTCTCTCTAACAATCTGCCGTTATCGTCATTATCAGTGGCGATATATACATCTTTAGCTTGTTCAAACACTTCATAGCAATTAGAAATACATTCTAACTTCTTGTCTATATTCTTGTCTCCTACATTTGGTGCACCCATATTTACAGAAGTGTGGAATGATATACCAGCTACTTCCCACGATAGTGAATCTATCTCTCCCTCACATATAACAATCTTAGCTGAGTTCTTAACTCTATCGTAATTGTAGATAATTGGTTTAGCATCTTTCGCCTGAGTAAATGTTTTACCATTTATACCTCTTGTCTTATAGTTTATAAGTTCGTTATCTTTTAAATACGCAAATGCAATATTCTTATTGTCTTTAGTAGAAACAATCTTATTTAAGTCAATCACTTCATTAGTAATACCTCTATCGTTTAGGAATTTACGCCCTTCAGTAGTAAGATTCTTCATATTACTTTTACTTGGTGACTTATAAACTTTCTTTGGTTGCTGCATAACTACATATTCTTCTCTATTATTCACTGTTCCTTTGTCTCCACACTTGTGGCAATTATAAACTCCTTTCGCCAGATTAATAGAAAGACAAGTATCTTTCCAATTCTGTTTACCTAAAATGGCGCATTTAGGACATCTAACCTTTTGCTCTACTCCATTTCCCTTCGGTTCTATACCTAAAGCTAAAAATTTTTGTTCAATCGTTTGCATATTAAAATATAAATTTGTTTTTTATAAGTATATATAATACAATGTATAGTTATTATACAATGTATAGTTATTTTATTTACATACTATACAATGTACCCTATAGTACATTGTACTAAGTATCATACACTGTATCACAGAGTGAACGGTATTTCGGATTTATATAAATCTTACGCTCTTTACCATCATTCCCTACACTCTTAGTAACCCTTGTAACAAACTCTTTCTCCTCAAGTCTTGTAAGGATTCTATAGAAAGTCCTGTCTTTGATATCAAGACTCTCGCATATATGTTTACTGGTGGCGTAACAGTAACCTGTCTTATTAGCCAGTGAGCAAACGTAACTAAATACAGCATTTTCCTGTAGATTCAAATCTAAGTCGCTCATAATTAACTTTATAAATTTAGGTTTCATAATAAAAAAAGGGGAGGCGAACCTCCCCTGATTAGTTTAGAAAGGCAGGTCAGTGTTTTCCTGCACGGCTTGTTTAACTGGAGCACTTGCTTCACCTTGAGGTTTCCAAGTGTTTACCTTTACGTTGTGAGTCTTACCATACATCGGCTCTTTCTTAGGCTCGATAGTAAGTCTAACGTATCTTTCTCCGTTATATTCATACCAATGGTCTCTTAGTTTGCTTTCAGATACACTGAAGTTAATGCCATTGAAATTATCTGGCTTTGTGCCAGTTCCTACATAAATTGCTTGTTGATTATCCATATTTAAAAATTAATCGTTTAATAATTGTTCTACTTTTTTACTTACTTTATACTTCTTTCTAATGTCTTGAATAGACACTTTACCAGACTGTAATGCTGACTTGGCGTTATTAAATTTATCGCCACTATCAGGCAACCAAGCTAAAGCCTCGTTTACGGCATTTGCAGCCGTTTTACCGTGAGTATTTGTTGCATCTGAGTCTTTGGTATCGTCAATAAGAAATAAGCCGTTTAAAGCGTATTTCCGTGCATAAGATGAACTTGACCCAAATGATTGAGCGATGTCCATACCTTTCCTGTTAATGTCTATTCCAGCCTGAGCACTAACCTCAATAGTATCTTTACCATCAGTGATTTTTGCTGTAGCTGAAACCATCGGAGCTTGTGTAGTATCTACATAGTCCGATATAGTAAGAGCAAGTTTGTGCTCTACTAATAGAGGTTTTACTGCCTCTAAGATGTCCTCACAACTTCTGTAATTGTACTTACCGAAATTGTTTCTTTGATTCTTCGGTGCTTTCAGTCTCCCCTGAACATCCACCAATTTCTCGTATATAGTCATAGGGCAAATGTACAAATCCCAACTGACACTACCAAATAATTATTGTATTAAATCGAAATTATTGAAGTTTTCTCTGTATTTATTACTGAGACATAATCTGTAAGCTCGTTGTCCAGTATTATGTAGTATAAAGAATCCTTTATGCTCATCGTGCCATACCGCAAAGAAGTCAACGTCTTCAGGAGAATAATAACCTTTACCGCTCTTTATTTCAATCTGAGGTAACTTCTGTTTCTCAGAAGTATATCTATTGGCGGACATATATTTAACTTGAATCTTATATAGTTTGCTATCTCTCTCTAATATGCAGTCGTATGTAGAGGAATCAAGTAGTGGCATAGAAACATTAAAGCCGTTCTCCATAGCTCTTGTAGCGAACTTATATTCAGCGAAACAACCCTTCTGGTTTCTATCCATACAACTAATATACAAAAAAAAAGTGACAACCTTACAGGGCTGCCACTCTTCCGATTGAACAAAATCAAATATAAAGGACTAAACAGAGAAAAACTTTATATAAGGCAAATATACCCTATTGAATTCACAAAGGGGTATTGAATTCATAAAAGTTATTAACGCCCTTGTCCACGATACTTTTTCTTATAACCCTTCTGACCTACAGATGCGTTCTTAGAATGTACGTTTGGTCGTCTTACTTTACTCTTTGTTTTGTATGTACTAACTATCTTTCTTGCCATTACTTTTACCTTTTTCCCAAGTTCTTCCCACAAAGTACGCACCGTAAACAGTAACGAGGAGCGTTTGAAATATAGGGATATATTCCTTCTGTATAGAAAACTGTCCAATGTTGCCATCGGTAAATGCCAGTAAGGTAAACATCGCTGTAAGAAACACCATAACAAGCGGTCGTATGTTCTTTGATAAGAACGAATCACTTTGCATATCCAGTTTCCAGCGTTCTGTAACCTGTGTTTGAGCATCATTATCTGCTTTTTCTAATAGTTGTTGTATCTTCTGTTTTGCAGCAAGGCGTTCTTCATCAGTAGTTGTAACCTTGTCTATAACATCACCTATGTCTTTTATAAGACCGCCAGTGATAAGCTGTAGTATCTTTTTCATTAGTATGTCCAGATTACTTGTTCGGACTTATCTTCATCGTCTATGTCGATGTGTATAAAGTTGCTTGCTATTCCTATACGAGTGATTCCATACTCTATAAATAGGCGTACTAAGTGAAATCTATCTCTTGAGTTAGTACACGCCACATCACAAGCTAAACCTTTTAGGTGGCTTGAATTTGGTTTTCCGCCAACCTTAGCATTATGAGATTCCGTTCTGTACCCACTTGTAATATGTATGGGTCTTCCGTAGTGTTCACGAACCTCTTCAAGTATCTCGAGAAGCTCTTTACTCATCAACTGACCAGAGCCTTGTATATCTGGCGAGTCAAATTCGTAGTAATTAAAGTATTTCATATTAACACAATCCGCAGTGTATGCAAAATTCACACATAATTTATAATTTATCTACAAAGTTTTGTATTTCGTTTATATCTACATTTAACTTAAAACTTAAATCAGCAGACCATTGTTTTATAGGCTTATTACCTTTATAAACCACCACAACAGGAACGTATTGTATTTGCTTTTTAAAGTCCTTACTTTGTCTTTCTAACAACACATATTGAACTTTGCACCCTACAAGACTGTTTAAATTAATATCGTTGTTTTTATTCCAACGTGCATTTATTTGTAGTACAGTAATATCAGATGATTCCACATTACCTAATGATGTAGGAGTAAAAAGTAAAAACACTAAAAATATTAAAGCTCTCATCTTAATTCATATACACGCTGCTCTATCAGTTCAAGTTTCTCAAAGTTCTTTTCTATAAGCTCACGATTACTCATAATCTCTTTTCGGATGGCGTTATCTTTCAGGTCATACTCTTGTCTTGAAATAACAGGTTCAGGTAATTCCATAGCTTCTTTTATCTGTGCTTTTAAGCTAAAGTAAAACGCTGTTGCTGTACTAATAGCTACTGCAAGAGATACAATAGTTTCTATGCTCATACTGAATTTAGTATTTTTAGATAACTCTGCCATTTTTCTATTCGTTAAAGTTCCAACCTGCAAATGTATGAACTCCGTTGTCTTCGATAGATATCTCTTTACTCACCCATCCGTAAGGATAATTTACGGTAGATTCTCCATCTTCATCAACTTCTGTAATCTCACTTGCCTTCCAGAGTACATCAACCGAGTACATATCAGATGCAACGCCTTCTGTTTCTACTTCTCCCTCCTCATTGTAGGTAGGTTCAGTAGTCCATATATAACCGAGCTTTACAACTGTATGAGTGTGTGATGGGTTTTCGTTCCCTTCCTCATCGGTTAATGATGGCAAAGCAGCTATTCTTGTTTCAGCTTGACTCTGACTGTCAAATTCATATTTCTTAAATATATACTTCATTATAAAATAATTAAATTAACTTGTTAGTGTTTGTAATTCGCTATCACTTAGTGCTTCGTTAAAATATATTAGTTGTTTGCATTTTCCATAGAAGTCATTAGAACCTGAGCCGTTATCAAAATTAAGTTTAGTTAATCCTGTCGGTAAGTTTCCTGATACAGAACTGCCTACTTCTACGCCATTTACCCACAAAGCAAAGTCGCCTGTCTTGTACTTATAAGCTATTTTAACAAACTGTGTTACATTAGATAATGTGTGAGATAATACTACTTGATTTGATGGAGAAACATAAGTAACAGCATTAATAACATTATCTGTGGTAAAATACTCTAATCTATGTAAAGCTGTGAATCCTGTGTTTGGTATAGCAATTCGCCTGTTAGTACCATCATTAGCTAAAGCTGCTATTTCAGCAAACAAAACACCCTCGCTGTCGTTAAACTCTGCACTTGTACCTGCACTATTGCAATCATCGGCTGAGCGTGTTACTGTACTTCCTGATGTTGGTATTAAGGTCGTACTATAACCTAAAGCCTCTAATTGATGACCCCAATATGCAATAGACGAATTACCTACTCCTATTATACTCCCAAAATAAGCTCTAACTCTTGTTAATTGTGAACCATCAGTTATATTAAAGGTAGCAGAAAATCTGTCATACCCATTTATATTTGTTGCGATTTGAGTAGTGCTACCTATTTGTGTACAATTAACTAATATATTAAAAAATAAATCTCCTGTATATGCTGTACTATTAGGGGTTGATATTCTTTTTCTGTACCAAGAATAAGTAATTTTACTATCAGTAGAATATGTATTTCCACTTATATTATATTCATATCTATCAGAATTACTGTCAGGCACAGGTCTTACTGCTGTATTTGTTCCATCAGGTGCATTAGTTAGTATTTCTGATGCAGGGTTGTTTCCATAAAGACCACCACTACTGTCAGTAACAAGATTAGTTGACTGTGGTTCTAAAAGCAAATGAGGGCAATCTGCATTATTTGAATAGTCTAAGCGTGGTACATCATCAGCTACTGATTCTATGAGTCCATCTTTGTTTACTCGTGTCGCAGTCGAACCTCTTGTGGCGTTAAAATCCCCATTGCCATTAGCAGGTAAAACAGAGTACAATTTACTCGCTTTATTTCCACTTGGTATTAACGCTAAACTTGCTTTATCGTACATACTAACTTGTTAATTTTTGTAATTGTTCGTCTGTAAGAGCTTCTGTAAATACTTGTAGGTTTCTTACTTTTCCGTAGAACGAATTTCCAATTCCACTATATAAAAAATCTACTCTTGTTAAAGAAACAGGTGTATTTGTAGAGGTGTCTGTACTCAACTTAGTTCCATTTATCCAAGCTTGAGCATCATTTAATTTATATCTTAATGCAATCTTGTTGTAATTTGTAATACTATTTGCTGTTGAGCTAAAATCTAAATTACCACCACCTACTCCACCTGACCTTATAATATATCTAATCTTATTAGATGTTCCTGATGCATAAAGTATTTGTGCTAAGTTGTCTGTTGTACCATCGCTTAGAGTTATAGCTCTATTTGTTTGGTCATCTGCAAGTGCAGCAATCTCAGCATACAATACTCCCTCTTCTGAATTAAAGTCTTGTGCAGAGCCACTATTATTACATACGTCTGCATTACGAGTTGATGTCGCACCTGTGGTGGGTATGTAGCTCGTTGCGTAAGATAAAGCTTCTGCTTGAGCACCCCATATTAAAATATCAGCAGTATCATCTGACCCTGTATTACCTCTTAAACCTAAAGAAAAAGTGTAGTTTGAGGTTGAATGAGTAAACGTAAACCTTTGCCATTCAGTAGTAACTAAAGCTTCATCTCTACTATCTCCTGTAAAAGTATTTGTAAAATAAATAGTTTGATTTTGACTATTATTTGACTTCATATAAACAGAAATTGTCTGAGTTGAATTTGTAGCATCTAAATCATAAATTAAACTTTGGTCAGAAGTTGTAGTGCCACCATTTAAATTACATTGTAATCTTGATGCGTTCTGTGTACCATCAGGAGATATAGCGTAGTTACTTGTAACAATAGCTGTTGTACCTGTACCTGCACCTAATTTAACCCAACTCGATTGAGTAAAATCTTCGCTATAAGTTATTACATTAGTGCTACTCGGCTCTAAGAGTAGATGCCCTTTAGTGTCATTAGTAAAGTCTATTCTTGGCGTGTCTGTTTGTATTTCTTGTACTGATATGTTATCTATTTCAAACTGTCCACTTGTGTTTAATACTATTCTTATATTTAAATTTGTAGGTGCTGTGCCATTAGCAACAAAGTATAAAGTATGTGTGCCAATAGTTTGAGATAAAACATTTTGTGCAGAAGCTGTCGTTCCTGATAGTTTAACCACACCATTGACCAAAGTACTATTAATAACTTCGTACTGTAATTTATATAACTTGCTACTTGTTAAAATACCACTTTGAGCTAAATCAGAATTAGTTGTGCCACTATAATAAGCTGCACCATCTTCAATAGACCACCCTGTACCTAAAGTCCAATAATCATTAGGGTCAACTTGCTTTACAGATACGTTGTCTATTTTGCCAATAAAAGAGCTTCGAAATCTTATTTTATCGTCAGACCCATCCCACTCTAAATAAACTGTTTTACTTCCTGCCGTATTGAAAAATGTACCCACACCATTTCCTAAAGTAATTTTTAAACTGCCACTTGTGTATTCTACAATATCAAATGATATTTTGTATATTTTTCCTACTGTTCTTGTTACACTTTGATATAAGGCAAAATTACTACTACTTATTTTGTTTGCTACATTATCTATAACCCAAGTAGAGCTGCCACCTTCAGCAACCCAATTTGACGAACCATCGCTATAATCCCCATTAGTAACAAGCTCTGACCCTAACTCGCTAAAATCTCCATTGTTTACTATGTTAGGTTGAATGCCTGCTGTTTTGATTAGTCCGTCTTTAGCTACATAGGTTGCAGACGTACCCCTTGAAAAGTCAAACTCTTTGTTAAAGAATAAACCACTATTGTCGTTATATGCTAATAGCTTATCTTCTTTTACTGCCCAGTTACCGTTTCCTAATTTTACTGCCATTTTATATAATTGTATAATTGTTTGCTTCTGCTAATAGTCTAAAGGATTCAAAGCCCTCGCCTGTCAGTCTTTCAAGTAAATCATTACTTAGTGCTTCTTTAAATACTGCTAATGCTTTTACTTTTCCGTAGAAATCAAAACTACCCTGTCCTAAGTCAAAATTTAATCTATTAAAAGTATTTGCACTCGGTACACTTCCGCTCGTATCTACGGACACCTCTACACCATTAATGTACATTTTGTGGTTATTGTTTTGATATAATATAGCTACTTTAAGAAAATCAGTTCTATTGCTAACTGTGTGTAGCATATTAGTTTGCGCAACACCCCCAACTACTAATTGTGCTTGTACTACATTTGACGAAGAATTATAACCTGTATATAAAGTATTTGTGCCTGAGCCATCACTTATAGATAAAGTTCTTGTCGAACCTACATCGTCATTTAAAGCAGCAGCTTCCCAATATAGCACACCCTCACTATCATTAAACAAGTCAGCATTACCACTATTGTTTGCTACGTCAGCAGAGCGAGTTACTGTTGAACCGCTTGTTGGTATGTAGGACGTTGCGTAATCTCCGACCTCAGTCTGAGCACCCCATATTAAAATCTCAGTTAAAGTTCCACTATTTCGAAAGTCAACACCATAAAAATTAGTGACTCCTGTTCCTGTTGCAGAGTTTACTTCAAATCTTTGCCACTCATTTGTTACTGTGAATAAGTTGTTTGTGTTACTATTATGTGAACATAAATTTGCTGTACCTGTGCCACTAACAGTTTTTGCGTATATTGTTCTCGCATTGTCAGCAGCAGCTACACCCACTAAAAACAATGCTGTAGCATTATTAGATGGTGCACCATCAGTTATCTTATAAGCATTAGTACTTCCATCAGGTGCTAAATATCCACTTTCAACTGTAATTGTACCTGCGGTTGACCATTGACTAAAGTCCTCTGAGTAAGTAAGAAAATTAGTCCTCTGTGGCTCTAATAACAAACTTCCTGTACCATCTGTGAAATCTATTCTTGGTAAGTCGGTATCGTCTGTTATTTCGACTACTGATATGTTGTCTATTGAGCCGATAAAACTTGATGTAATTCTTCTAAACATTAAATCTACTTGCGTTGCTTCAATAGTAACATCATACGATTTTGTTTCATTGAATGTAGCTAAAGTAGAACCACCACTACCTTCTAATTTAAAAGAGCCACTTGTTAATGTTGCATCTAATTTTAATTGATATTTTTTACCAATTTCGAAAACACCTTGTTGATTAATTGAACCCGTCCCTATACTTGCATTACCAATAGCGACACCATCACCTATACTCCAACCTGTATTAAGCGTCCAATTCTGTCCGACCTCTTTTACTGATACGTTGTCTATTGAACCTGTAAACGAATTACCTAAAAAATAAACAAAATCAAAACTATTATCTGATTTAAAATATAATGTATGCGTACCTACTGAATTAAAGATATTTGTTTCATCATTGTTAAATCTACAAATTAAACCTCCTGATTCGTAGCTCGTAATCTGAAATCTTATTCTATAAATTTTACCACTAACAAAATCATTTGCTTGATATAAACTGCCATTAGTCGAAGTAGCTATTGCTTTACCATCACTAATTGACCAACCTGTTTGTTTTATCCAATCGCTATCTGTGTCAAAGTTTCCGTTGGTTACTTCCTCTGCACCTATCTGCTCAAAGTTTCCGTTTTGTACAAGCTCTCCACTTAATATCTGTACGTCTTCTACAAGCCCTTGCTCGTTTACTCTTGTA